GATGACTTAGCATATAACAGAAACCGAGCGTTAGCGATTGCACGAACTGAAACTATAACAGCTGCTAATCAGGGCAAGTATTTAGCCGCATTAAGTTCACCTTATGTAATGCAGAAACGTTGGATACCAAAAGTTGACCCACGTACACGCATAAGCCACGCGGGAATGATTGACACGCCATTTATTGAAATGGAGCAGAACTTTTGGGTAGCTAATGATAAGGGAATGATTGAGCCGGGTTTATATCCTTGTGCGGAAACATTTTCAGCATCCAATACAATTAATTGCAGATGTTCAATATCATTTAGATTAAAATTAGACGAAAATGGAAACGTAATAAGAAAATAAAATATAAATTATGAAAACTAAAAACGATATTATTAACGAGATTATCAAAGAGAAAGGCTATAAGTCTTATTTAGAAGTTGGAGTTGCGAGATTAGACAATTTTAAGCATATAAAATGTGATGTTAAATTAGGCATTGACCCAATAGCAACGGAAAGCCCAAATATCAAAAAGTTAGATTCAGATGCTTTTTTTGAAGCAAACACCGATAAATTTGACTGTATTTTTATTGACGGATTGCACCACGCTGAACAACTCGAAAAGGACGTTATAAATGCTTATAGTTTCTTAAATAAAGGGGGTTGCTTAATATTACACGACATTAACCCATTCACTAAAGAAATGGCAATGGTTCCACGCATTCAAGACCAATGGACGGGTGACTGCTTCAAGTGTTGGGCTGGTATTGTTACAACAACAAAACTTAAAACGGAATATAAAAAAGAAAAATACGGCTTAGGAGTTATTTATAAAACGTTGGCAAAACCACGCGAGGGTATGACACTATCGGATTTGACCTATGAAGATTTTAACGCAAACCGCAACACTTATATAATTGAATAAACTAATTTATACAGCTTGCTTTGGCAACTATGACACAATCAAACCCATTAATCAATTAGGGTTTGATTGTGTTATTTTTACAGACAATAAAGAATTAAGTGTAAAAGGGTGGCGTACTGTTTACATTGAACCAAACGGCAACCCACGCAAACAATCCAGACTTATAAAAATATGTCCGTTTCTATTCATTGATAACATTGATTTGTATGTTTACATTGACAGCAATTATGAAGTGATTGGTAATATAAATGAATACATAAGCCTATATTTTACAAAAGGTTTTATGACCCATCAACACGGTCAAAGAAACTGCATATTTAAAGAAGCCGACCAAATATTGAAGTTAGGCAAAGAATCGAGGGATGTTTTAGAAATACAAATGAACGCTTATTTGTTGGCCAGACATCGATACAATGACGGACTTTATCAAAATGGCTTTTTAGTATTCGATAATTCAGCAAAGGAATTATGCACAAATTGGTATAACGAAGTTGAAAAATACAGTTGTCGCGACCAGCTATCACTTCCTTTTATCGTAAGAAAACACAATTATCGGATTAATGTAATGACAGCGCACCGTATGAAGACTATTCTTAGGCTTAATCCACATAAAGACAAAGAGATTACAGACGATTTTAAGGTATGGTATTTCAATCCTGGACGTGGTGATAAGAATTTAGGCAAAGCGTATAATGAACATTGCGAAATTGTGCCAAATGATAATGATTGGATATGTATGACAGACGGAGACATAATGCACTTAGTGCCATATTGGAGCAAACAGATTGAAGACATCATTAAGAAGCACGGCAAAGATTATGCGTTAATTTCGTGCGTTACCAATCGGTTAGGTTTAGAATGGCAATTGCCTAAAGGGTTTTCAGATGACCCAAACGTACTTAATCACCACGCAATTGCAGATGAACTTTACAATGACAAATATGATGAGGTTATTTTGTCGCGTAAACCAACGGCGGGGCTTATGATGTTATTTCCTAAAAGAACGTGGAATAAGGTGCATTTTATGGAGGGATTGACTGGCGGCGGAAAGTTTATAGATTGGCGTTTTAGCGAAGCGGTGCAAAGAATTGGCAATATAGGCATAGCAACGGGCTTATATGTATTCCATTTTTACCGTTTCAACAAAGATAAAAGAGATATAAAGCATTTATTATGAGAAAATATAAAGTATTAAGTAGGGAGTTAATTAACGGTAAATGGATATGTAAGTTTGAGTATTGGACTGACTGCTATTGTGAAAAAGAAGATGCAACCGTATCAATAGTTATGGATAGGATGCCTCTTTTAAAGGATATTGTTAGGGCTTTTAATTTTTAACGTGATTAACGATTGCTTTTAATTCATTGAATTTTACTTCGTTTAAGTCCTTAGCGTAAAATGCTGAAAACTTAATTTCTTTACTGCTTCCAGAAAAAACCAAAACGTGATAATCGTAAAATTTGTTAGTTAAAACAGCTCTTATATTTTCAATTTTATCTTTTGGCATTGACACAGGGCATTCAGCCATAAATATTGGTTTTGCTTTAATCATAGCTTTTTATACGTTTTTTCGGTTACACATTTATACCCAAACTTACTGATAAAAGCATCAATAGTTTTCTGTTTAGACATTCCTTTACGGTACGATTGAATAAAATTACTCGCAGTACTTTGTTGTAAAACTCCAAGATACCATTTAGGCTCTTTTGTTATTTCATTGATTACTTCGATTTCTGTCATAAATTAATTTTTATCAAATATAATAAAATAAATACATTAATAATGTTTTTTTTATATGTTTTTTTAATAGTTGTAATTTTACATAAGAATTTATAAACTATGAATTTTAAACAGATATCCTACGACATAAAAGGACTTGATGAAAAACAAGGAATTATTGAAGCATACGCCAACGCTTATGACTTCAAAGACAGCGATGGTGATATAAGTGCTAAAGGTTCATTTACAAAGACGGTAAGCGATAACTTCAAGCGCATTCGAGTGCTTAAAGATCACAATCCAACAATATCGTTGGGCGTTCCCACAAAAATTGACTCATCAGACCCTTACGGACTTTTAACAGTAACTCAATTTAACCTTAAAAAAGAGGTTAGCCGTGATATGTTTACAGATATCCAGTTAATGAAAGAAAATGGCTTAAACGCTGAATTGTCTATTGGCTATGAAGTTATTGCAAGGGATGAGAAAAATAAAAGTATCATCAAAGAATACAAATTACACGAATATTCATTTTTGACAAGTTGGGCAGCTAATGAATTATCAATTGTAAACGATATTAAATCAATTGAGAGTTTTTACGGAATTTTAGCAATTATAGAAAAATCATACAATCTTAATTATAGCGACACACGTTTAAAACAGATTGAAACAATATTAAAATCACTCACAAAAGAGCCGTTGAAAGACACTTTTGAAGTTGAGCCGATTAACATTGAAGAATTAAAGAAACAATTATTAATCACATTTAAAAAATATTAAAATGGAAGGTAAAGTATTAGACATAAAAGACATTCAATCAATTGTTGAGGAAGGCTTAAAAGTTACCAAAGGCAATTGGGATGCAGAGCGCACGAAAGACCAAACGGCATTCGATGCAAAAGTAGCGGGTATAATTACCAATATTGAAGAAAAAGGATATTCTTCAAAAACAGAAGTTGAAGCGCACGTTAAATCAATGCAAGATCAATTTGACTTATTGGCAGTTGAAATGAAGAAAAAAGGTGCATCTAACGAAAACGTTGGTTTTAAACAAGCGTTAGCAGAAGCATTAAAAGAAAACCACGCTAAAATTAACAGCGTTGAGAAAATCAAAGGTAATTCTATTATCCAGTTTAAAGATATCACATACGCTGATAACTTTGCAGGCTTAGACCCTTGGAGAACTGACTATCGTAATGATATTATAGGTATTTCCAGAGATTTATTCCATTTACGCGATATTATTGCAGTTGGCGCGACTAACTCCGATACCATTAAATATCCGCGTGAATTGGCTAAAAGCGGATCAGGGCCAGCACCTTGGGGACGTGGTGCTTCAATAGCAGCCACAGACAGCAAACCGTTGTTTGAGCCTAATATGGATACTTACACCGCAACCGTTGAATGGATTGCAGGTATTATGAGATTGCCAGTTGAAATGTTATCAGATTTACCTTTCTTAACTTCATATTTACAACAATTTGCACAAGCTGAATTGTTAGAAGCTGAGGATAACCAAATCTTAAACGGTAACGGTACATCTCCACAATTGGACGGTTTGATTACCAACGCAACGGCTTATAACGGAACTTATACAACTCCTTTAGAAGTGATTGTTGATGCTGCATTCGGACAGTTAGCACAAGCTAATTTGACACCTACTCATTTATTATTGAACCCTCGCGATGTTGTAAGCATTATTTTGAATAAAGCTACTACTTCAGGTGAATACAACTTGCCAGGCGGAATGGTAGGATTTGTAAACGGTCAATTGCAAATTGCAGGTTTGGACGTTAGAAAAACCAACAAAATCACTGCGGATTCATTCTTATTAGGTGACTTTACCAAAGCCCAAATATTCCAAAGAATGGCACCTCAATTAAGGTTCTTTGAGCAAGATCAGGACAACGTTATCAAAAACTTGGTTACTGTTAGAATTGAAGAAAGAATTGCGTTGGCTATTTTGAAAACAGCAGCTTTTGTAAAAGGTGATTTGACCCCTTTAACTACATAGTATTACTCAATTTCATAATTAATGTATAAAACCCTCTCTAATTCGGAGGGGGTTTTTAAATAAAAGAAACAATGGATTACTACAAAAACTCAGACTATTTAGAAACTACTACGAACGAGCCTTTATTATACGGAGTTCAGTATCGAGTTATAACTGATTTAGCCACAGAGCCAGTTACCGTTGCTTTTTTTAAAGAACACGCCCACATTGATTTTGACACAGACGATGCTTTGATAACAAGTTATTTAAAGAGCGCAAGGCAGGAGTTAGAGCAATACAGCCAGTTATCTTTTGGGGTTAAAACTATTAGTTTAAAAGCATTGTATTTGCCTAAAAATTATAAATTGATGTTTGGATATGTAGATACGATTACAACGGCAGGATTTACAAATTTTGGTGACATTTTAAAGGAAGGAGGCACTGATATTGATATTGAATATACGACTTTCGGAGTTATAAACGAAACTATTAAAATAGCAATTTGCAGATTTGCATCCGGTCTTTATGTATTTCGTGAAAACCTAATCGAAAGTAAATTCAATTACAAAACTGAAATTGACGAGAGTAGAAAAATGATAAGAGGACTTTCTAACATAACAATGTTCTAATGGCATTATTAGCAGGCATATTAAGGGAAAAGATATTATTTAAACGTGCAACCAGAGTAAGTGATGGCGCAGGGGGATTTACAACAACGTACACAACCATTTTAAATACGTTTGCGAATGTTACGGAAGTTAGCAGCGACCCATCTTTAATAGCCTCACAGGAGAACATTAAACAGGTCATTAAAATATTGATACGTTATAGGACGGATGTACCGATTAAGATTGCGGATGTTGCGGTATGGAGAAACAATGAATTTGTAGTTAACAATATTAAAGTTGACCCATTTAGAACTTATATAGAATTTCAATTGACATCAACAATAGAAACGAGCGAAAGAGAAACCATAGTAACCACGTGAAAATAAAAGTTGACATAAAGCAAAATAAAGCCATATTTAAAGATATGGATAAAAATATGCGTACATTTTTAGAAGATGAAATTGCACGCACAACACAGGATATTGCAGATGATGCAAGCGCAATTGTACCAGTTGATGATGGGTTTTTAAAAAGTAGTATTGCAAAAAAAGGGGAGAAATTGTATGGAGAAGTAAGAGCTGATAAACATTATGCCCCTTACGTTGAGTTTGGAACTGGTGGGCTTGTAGATGTACCTGCAAAGACCGCAACCGTTTTTATTTCCGGCATTCTTTAGCAACTTGGAACTAATGAAAAAACGATTAACAGAAAAACTAAAATAAATGGATTTAAGTTTAGCATTAAGGACAGGTTATTTTACGGCATTAAACGGCAATGTAAGCGTTAATGCAGTTAACTTACCGATATATGATGCTTATGCTATTCCAGAGGGTGTTACATACCCATACGTTCTTTTAAGTTCGCAAACAGAAAGCCAAAGAATTGTAAAAAATAGTAAAATATTTAACGTAACTTTACTCGTAGATATTGTAACTGGAAACATTAATCCATTTGGACGAAAACAAAGTGAACAAATTGCAGAACAAATAGAAAATATCATAAATTCAGACAGTTTTACGGATATTGATATTTCGGCAAACGGTTACACAATTGGGAACACAATAAGGGAAAGTTCTTATGATACAACGGACAAAAATCAAAATTATTACATTTACAGAAAATTAATACGTTACAATCACATAATCTCTAAAAATTAAATAAAATGGCAGAAATTAGCGCAAAAGACATCGGTCTTTACTACAATTCAGGAACAAAGGCAGTACCAATTTGGAAATTAGTAGCTTGTTCAACTTCGGACGGTTTCAGCGGTTCGACAGATGCGGTTACCGTATCAAACAAATGTGAAGCAGGATGGGTTAAAAACTTACCTGGTGATAAGTCTTGGAGTTTTTCAAATTCAAGTTATGCCCAAAAAGAACCGGGTGTGAATCAATTTTCTTATGATGATATCTTTGACCTTTGGACAAATGATACTGTAGGGCAATGGAAATTAGAAAGTATTACACCGGGCGAATATTTACGTATCGGAGAGGGATGGGTATCAGATTTAGGTGAAAGTGCCGAAAGTGGCGATTACTTGACATTTGATATTACAATCACCGGTAACGGTGCAGTAAGCAATGTAATTACAACTTAATGGGTAAAATCGTTAGATTGGTTATTGGGGAGCGTACGGTTACGTTAAATTTTAATATGATTTTTGGTGAACAGATTGCCAAACTATTAAAGATAACAGATTCACAACCTGAACATATATTAAAAGCTATTTTGGACTTAAACGAAAAAAGCAGTTTTTTAATGTATAAAGTTATAATTTATTGCGGAATATTGGGCAATGATTATATAAAAGGGTTGAATGCTTCGGTAACACAGGAGGAAGTTGCTGAATTGATATTAGGTTGCAATGCGCAACAATTGGAGGAAGTTTTTAAAACTTTATCGGTTGAGTTGGGATATGAATTAAATGCTGAGGTTACGGAAACCGTTAAGAGTGAAAAAAAAAAGAAATAGCGTACAATGATGTGTTAGCGTTAGCTTTTGGAGAATTAGAGCTCCTTCCAGACGAATTTTATAAGATGAGTTGGAAGGAGTTTTATTTAATGGTTAAGGGGTATAATAAGCGTTATTGGTTAGGATGGGAACATACGAGGTTATTGTCTTATACAATGGCTTCAACCGTTCAAAGGAAAAAAAGATTACCGTCAATGAAAAAGTGGATGCCATTACCAACGGATGACAAAGTAAGCAAATCGTTTGATGAGAGCAAAATGGATGCAATTTTTGAAGCGTTAAAAAATAAATAAGATGACCGAAGATTTTAAAGTATCGATAACGGGTGATATTGGCGGGTTAAAAAAAGCCGTTGGCGAAGCCGAAAAGGAATTAAGCGCATTCGCTTCAAAATCTCGTGAACTTAAAACGGCAATAGCTGAAAATACTAAAATTTCAGCAAGTTATGGACAATCACTTAGGGAGTTAAAACAGGCTTTTAATAGCGGTGCAATTTCACAGGCTAAATATAAACAAGAGATTGTATCTTTAAGATTTGCGGAAAAAGAAACCTTAGCCGAAACTTCAAGACTAACTACCGAATTAAGAAACTTAAACAGAGAGCAGGCAGGTCTTGCAAAAGTAACGCCAAATTTAACAAGGGCAACGGCAGGTTTTAATAAAACAAGCTCAAATGCAACCAATACAATGATGGAGTTTTCCAGAGTTGTTCAGGATGCACCTTATGGCATTCGTTGCGAATAACATACAGCAATTAGTTGGTAACTTTGGTTATTTAAGTAAGTCAGCAGGGGGCGCAAAGGCAGCATTTAGTGCAATGGCAGCATCACTTGCAGGGCCAGCAGGGGTATTACTTGCCGTATCGTTGGTAACTTCTTTATTGGTGCAATATGGGGATAAGTTATTGGATATTAGCACAAAATCGACCAAACTTGCAAAGAAAAATGAGGAGTTGGCTAAAAGTTTTGGCACTTCAAATGATGTATTAACTGCCGAGATAGGCGTATTGGATGCGCAACTCGAGATAATGAAATTGCAGGGTGTCAGCACTAAAAAACTATTGGCCGACAAATTAAAGTTATTAGATGCTTCATTATTAACGCTTACCAATCAGCAGCAATCTTTAGAAAATCAATTATTAACCACAAAGGCAGCAGGGTTAGAACTTACCTTATGGCAAAAAATACTCAATTTATCTTTAAAATCAAGGGGTTTACCTCCATTACCTCCAATATTAGACAAAGAGGAACTTGAAAAGATAAAGGAAATTGAAATAGGCATACAAAATGTAAAGCGTGAAGTTTTAAAGACCATTTTAGAGATTGGTAAAATAAAAGCTCCTAATATATTTGACCCTGAGAAAATCGCAAAGGATGCAAAAGATGCGGTAAAAGTTATACCTAAATTGCCCGTAGAGATTGGATTTACTGTAAGCAAAACAGGATTTAAAGAATTAGAACAAACATTTAAAGATAAATTTGGCAGACCTATTCCAAGTAATCAATTTAAGTTATTAGATAATTTACCTTTAGCAGTTGGTGAAATTAACAGCCAAATAGCTTATATTTTAGATGACTTAAAAGACAGAATACCTAAAGATTTATTTGGAAATTTAACAAGTTTATCACTTGAACAATTAACGCAATTTCAAAATAAATTAGGTGAAACCGAACAAGTAGCTTATATTTTTAGCGATGCCGTTGGTGCAGGGTTTAACGCTTTAGGCAATCAAATTGCCAATTCATTAGCTACTGGGAATGCGGTTTTAGATGCGTTGGTTTCATCTTTGATTAATTCATTGACAAGTATTGCAACGGCTTTAATACAACAAGCGATAACAGAAAAACTAATTTCAGCGCAAGTTTTAGCGACAAACGTAGCCAAATCAAATGCCAACGGTATCACAATTGCAACAAGCGCAGCCGCTGCAATGGGGCCAGCGGGTATCGTTGCATTACCAGGATTAATAGCCGCTGAATTAGCATTGATAAACGGAGCGTTTGCAGGAATAGCCGCAGTTGGAGCGTTTGCACAAGGAGGTATCGTTCCGGGCGGTTCTTTTAGTGGTGATAGAGTTCCAGCATTCGTAAACAGCGGAGAAATGATTTTAAACGGAAGGCAACAAAACAACCTATTTGACATATTAGACGGCAATTTAAGACGATTAAGCGCGCCAAGTCAAAGCCAACAAGTTAGCGTAACAGGTGAATTAAGAGGGTCAACTATCTTATTGGCAAATGTAAGAGCGGATAAAAATAACAATAGATTTTACGGACGTAAATAATGGGTTACTTAGAAAAATATTATCATAGTTATTGCGCTCCAAACGGAGCTGTTTGCCGTATATCAATACAGAAAAAAGATTATGCAGGTGCTGTTACGGAAATAGAAGGGCAGGAAGTGCCTATCTTAATAAACTATGAAAGCACAGAAGATTTTAAGTTTTCACCAATTAGGGCAAGTTCGGCAGAGGTTTTAATGGTTTTTGATACTGAATTAGGAGTTGATTTTGAAGAGTTTTGGACAGCGGACGAAAGGGATTTTAAAGTTATACATACAATAAGCGGAAATATTGACTGGATTGGATTTGTGATTCCTAATGGTTTTTCCTATGAGTTAAGAGGTGGCAAGTATTACGCATCAATACAATGTAGCGATGGGTTAAGCACTTTGCAAAGCATTAATTTTTGGGATGAGAATACATTAAAACCTTATGGAACGCAAGATTTAGCATACAATAACAGGACTGATAAAAATGAATTTCCTTTTATATTGGTGCTTACTGAAATATTGCGAAAGTTAGACTTAGAAATAAATGTATGGGCTTGTATTGACAGTTACGAAAAGACAATGACTAAAACGGGAAATACCCGAAACGCAGACCCTTTGGCAACAGCTTTTGTAAATGTAAAAACTTACATAAATGACAGCGAAAATAAAAATATACCATATTGGAAAGATGTAAATGAGGTATGGAATAGTGAAGATGTATTAATAAATCTTTGTTATTTATTTGGGGCAAAAGTTTACCAACAAGGGGGGGTTTGGCGCATAAAATCAATTAATGCGGAT